ACAGAATCGTACACGCTCACGGAAACACCCGTAGCGTAAACGTCCGTAGAAGCATGCTTGTCTACGCGGAACCTGCGAACAGGTAGCCATTCCTTAGAAGGGCCAGTAGTTTTCCATGCTACTTGGAGCACGTCAAGTGCCCCGCTGGGCATGGAGTATGTGGTTACTGCTGGGGAGAAGTCTATTTCAGTGGAACCCACAGCGAACAGGTCAGGGTACACGGCTTTAACCGTGTCGTTGATTGCTTGAGCAACCATTTTGCGGGGGAACATTGGTGACGACGTGACCATTGAACCACTGGCGTGTATCGCTGCAGTGGATGAACGGTAGCCGCGACCGTAAGGTGGAATGGTGAGTGTCCCAGTTGACTGGTCTACCGTGTCAATCCACACGAGTTCGTTGCCTATTTCTGCGATCCCGCGAGAGATCGCTGACACGTCCGAGATCACCATTGAGGTGTCGTCGGCTGTCACACTAGAAGTAAGGTGGGTTACCTGATCCTGCTGGGTAGTGTACCCTTGTAGGTGTAGGAGGGTGTCGTCAATCATTTCATCAAATGTGGTCACAATTAACTCGCATTCATAAATCGTGCCGCGTTCTTGTTCACAACCATGTTAGCGGGAGGATCAACGTCAGCGTTGTAAGGGCGACCAAGTAAGGTTGAGGCGCGTTCCGCTTCACGAACCTTAGTGATCGTTGTTCCTTCAGGTTGGATACCATTAACCCTAGCCGTCCGGTATGCGGACAGTTCCTTCTTGACATCGCCAGAGAAAGGGTTGTTCATGGTTGCAGCGACACGAACGTTAGCGGCGGACAGGCATTGCCCGTACGTCGCATGATCCTTGGTTTTGCATCCAGTTCGACAGTTCATACTGTTCCTTAAAGGGTTTCGATAGTGATAAGGTCGCCGTGTCCCGAGTTTGTTACAGCCGCAACTTCTGCCGTATCCAGAACGTAGCGATGACCGCCAGCAAAATAGTAGTCAGCATTGAGGGTGTCCTCTTGGGCTACGAAGTCTTGAATGACCCCTGTAGTCCCGTTGATGAGTAGGGATTGACCTGAGTTTATGCTGTATCGCCTCAACAGCCTGTCCTCAGTGTACGTGTACTGCACAACAGGCAGCACAAGCACGTTTAACGGCTCATACAGGGCTGCTGAGAGGGTTAGGGTACCTGTGAGGGTTCTAGGTACCAAGTACCTTACAAGCACCTCAGACGCGCTCAAATCCACGCTAGCGGACATTGACGCTGAACCGTCAAAGAGGAAACTTGAGGTGGCTGTCATGTTTGACTGCCCCGCAACAAGACTAGCAGCAGCATTAACCACTGTGGTAGTAATTGTTAAAGTTACCTCAGCAGACAACGCAGAAGCACCCTGAACAAGGATAACTGCCGAACTAGACATTGCAGAAGAAGCAGACAAAGAAGACGTAGCAAGAGCCGTAATGTTAGCAGCACTCACCATATCCGATGCGGCAGTAAAAGCAGCCGCACCGTCAAAGAACTGGGGGAACCCCAGCCCGTCAACAATACCCTCTGTAATGTCAAACATTACGACAGAGTAATATCAATCGCACCTGAAGCGAACTGCACAGTGTCACCAGCAGTCACCGTACGGGAAGAAGTCAAAGCCCCATAAAGTAGACGCTTAGCCGTACCGGCAGAATCATAAACCTCAATACCAACCACGGTTACGGCAGGCATCCCAGTGAACGACAACGCGCTGTCATTCTCGATAGCACCCGAAGCGGCAGAAGTAAAAGTAATAGTTTGAGCAACGTACGAACCACCAGTAACTTCAGTACCAGCAGAAGCATCGTTACCATTAGCGGTCATTAGTCGAAGTTTAGTTGCGCCAGTAATACTATAAGTAGAAGTACCGACAAGGGCATCAAGAAGTTCATTCTCAATAGTGTCAGGAAGGTTATCAGCCACAGCAAGATCCTTAAAATAGTTTCAATAAGATTGGGTAGGGGGACACCCTCACGGATGCCCCCCGAACATCACTTACGCAATGCTTGAAGATGACTCAATACGGTACAAAGAATCTTGACGGTAAATAGCCCAGCCTTGCAGGCTGTACCATCCAAGAGGCCGTGCGCGCATCAACTTGTCCACAATCGGACCCTGAACGATACCGGGCTCAACAGCAGTCGCCTCAGCGAGTGCTTGCTGACCAGCGATGATCGTACGGTATACCTTAGCGGAAGCAGCACCATCCGTAGCGGTGTACGCCCGTGGTGTCTCCACAACGTACGCTCCACCATAAACACCAGTCGTGGCGTTAAGGACGTTACCAACATTAGGATCGGTGTACTTGCGGATGTCCTCGAAGGACAACGCACCAGTCTCCGCACGAAGGTCATATGCAACCTCAGGGTGCATGTATGCTGCGTACAGCATTCCTTCACGAGGAACCGAATTACCTGAACGCATCTTTGAAACAGACTTGCGAATCAATGCTCCGGTAAGAACATCTGCTGCAACGATTTCATCCGTATCAGTAGCATCTCCACCGTAGTACACGTTCGTTCCACCGATAAGAGTGCTAACAACAACCCGATCAATAGAGTCAGCCATGTTGTATGCAACAAGGTTAGCGATAGCAGGGTCAACGTCAGAGAACGCGAATTCCCCTAGTTTCTTGGTTTCAAGAACAACGTTGCCGTACTCATTAAGAGTGACAGTGACATTGGTTGTGTTGCTTACAGCAACAGCATCCGGGTCAGTCGCCTCAGTGAGAGTGCTAGTAGCAGCAGCCATGTCCTGATACAGCGAAAATACTACGCTGGAACCGGGCATTGCTTGCTGAACGGGGCGCTTGTCCGCAAGGTTGCGGAACAAAGGCTGTGAACGTAGAGCAAACTCTACATAGCGATCGTAGGCCGCCTTGACCAAGTTGGACATAGCGGTTGTACCTGTATAAGCGTCAGTCATTTTGCGATTTCACCTCCAAAGTGAATATGTTTAATTGAATGTTTTATGAATCAAACAACCTGCGGTCCATGCGCGTTGCCGAACAAGACCTTGTTCAGTTCCTCAGGTGACGACGCTGCCCGGATGCGAGCATCCAGTTGGTCGAAGTCACCGTCGAATGTTTGTCCAGATGACTGCGTGTCAGAGATTCTCTGCAACGCCTTCATGTCTGCGGCATCAACCGCTGGTTCCTGATTTTGGTTAGAAGGAGTAGAGGCACCGAAAATATCGGCGTACTCTGCAACCCAACTTTCCACATCCTCAGGGGATGTCACATCAGAAGGGATCAGTTTGATAATCTTATCAGGTAGACCCTTCGATGAAATAATATCTTTGACAGTACGATCACGAGACATGTTCTGCATTTCATCTAACTTACCGGACATTTCTTTGTTACGCTTCTGCTCCGCGCGGAGTGCCTTACGTAACTCTTTCATGCCAGTACTTTCATTCCCTGCGTTCTCTGTATCGTCGTCGTCCCAATCGAAATCAGACATTATTTACTCCCTTACTATTCATTGATAGGTTATCGCCACCCACACTGCCACCTAGGGGAAGGTGACAGAGGCTGTGACTATCGGACTTCATACATCCTACGGGCCGATGGGTCGTAGTGATGGTGGACATGGAGAGGATCGAACTCTCGTCTCCCGCTAGGTCCCACATGGGGATTTATTAGCGAGGCTTTCCATTCATGCCCCTTATTCAGTTATATTTTCTTGAGACTCTTCAACGCGTCAGGACCAAAAGCACCAGCACCACCGAAGCGGGCACGTTCACGAGACTGCAAACCAGTCACCTTCTTCTTGGCTGTAGCGTCAGCATCCATAGATGCAGTCAACGCTTCACTGTCAGACAGTTCCATCTTGTCAATGTTAGCCAGACGCTTAGTGGCATCCCGCAGGGTTGCACCCTGCACGAGGTTCCTGTTCAAAGACTCCAACCTGATATCCGCATCACCAGCAAGGTTACCGACAAGTTCCGCACCAGTAACATCCAAGTCAAGACCAGCCCTCGTACCGTAACCACCAACGACGGCTGCGTTAGCCACCGAGTTGATTTTGTTCTGGCTACGTGTCGGATCAAGAGTGTACTCAACCAGCAGTGTAGGATCAATGTTGTAAAACTTCTGCAGTGAGTCCCGCACCTCTTGAGGAGTATCAGCAACAATACGCTGAGCGTCACCAATGCGAGCCTTTACTTCTTCAACGGAAACACTGTAGTCACCCACAAGTTCAGCGATAGAATCATACTCACTCTGGCTACCATCAGTACCAAGGTAGTCGCGTAGACCAGCCTCGTTGAAGGCACTACGGTAGTCAGTCTCAAGATCTAGGTACTCTGCCTCGTTACGAATGTCCGTGTTTCCACGACCACGCAAAGTGAGGAGACCTTTGAAACGAGCCTTGTAGTCGCTTGTTAGGCGGACCTGCTCCATGAGCCAGTCGTTGTTGGTTGACTGTTGAACCAAACCCCACACGCTACCGGCAAGAGACTGCATGTTGTACTCGCTGAGCAGCGTGTTGAGGTACCCTCTAGCCGACGTTCTTTCTCCCTCAAGTTTATCGGAAGCAGCCTTGACTCTTCGCGCTTCCGCCGCATTCGCGGCAGTAGACTCCCGTGCAGCCTTATCCGCCCAGTATGCGTCCTCAGCGGAAGGACCGGCTCCTCCGGGTCCGGTCTCTGGTTCAACAGTTGGGGCAGTAGCCGGAGTGGTGTTGTAAATGTTTTGACGAGCCTTATGTACAGCCGTGGAAGAAGCCGAAGTTCGAGAAAAACTCATGGCATTATTAGCAGCAGCAATAGCAGCCGCAGTATTGCCAGCGGCCCTTTCCGCTTCCGCGACACCAAGAGCAGCGTTCATATCCTTACGCCATTGTTGTATAGCCACTCAAATCACCTCAACCCAAACATTTTAAGGATACTAGAACCAGCATCAGTGTACGTTTTCAAAGCGTTCTCCGTCCGATCCCAACGAGGATCTTTACGAATCATTTTGTCAAACTCGTACAACGGAACAATCCCCGCCTTGCCGTCAGCACCAACACCCTGCAAACCCTGACTCAACATGTTGTCATTAAAATCAATTTGCGACTCGTCAATCTCCAACAGTTTCGCCATGCGAGACTTGTACGGTGCAGCAATATCCGAAATGTCCTGACCGGCGTTAATACGGTCAGACCATGCAGGGTAAGCACCAGCCATGTACGTTCTACGAAGATCCGACTTAATGTCCTCAAAAGAAGAATCACCACGAGCAATGCTCTTTACGTAATCTTGAACAGAGTTGCTACTCAAAGACAAACCGTTACTCATAGCCCACTTGTTAATCGTATCTTGAGTCACACCAGCGGCACCAGTAAAACGACCGTCCTTAACCGAAATGTATTCAGAAAGAAAATTAGAAACCTGACTTCCTGACATGGAAGTGCGACGTTTACGCACGGCAAGTTCACGCAACTGAACGTCACTCAACGAAGCACCAAGGGCTAAAGTTTCGTCACGAAGATCTTCAACTTCAGAATCAATCTCAAGGTTGTACTGATCACCGTAACGAGCCTCGAAGTTCATGTCCTCAAGAGCAGAGGCACGGTACCTTTGAGAGAAGTCTTGCTCAGACAATTCAAGAAGAAAAGCAGCGTCACTAAAACCAGAAGGATTCTTCAGATACTCCGCAGTCTTCTTATTAAAAAACTTAAGCAACTCAGGATCAGCGGCAATAACTGCATAAGCAAAACCCCAACTACTAGCAATCAGGTCGTCAGGATTTTCCCTACGAAAACGGGCCTCTTCCTTCTTGGAAACTTTATCGTCCTTGTTGTAATCCTTAGCGGGATCAAACTCAGGCATCCGGCCTCCCTTCAATGTAGTTGTTAAACAAGCCCATCATTTTGGTAGCCATAGTAAAATCTTGAGACTCAGGGTTTTTAGTTAAAGCCTTCATCAAAACATCCTGACGACCCTCGGTTGACAAACCAGTCTCGCTAACAGAAGAACCGATACCCGGAGTAGAAACAGAAGGGTTGTTTGCTTCGGCTTTGCGAACCCTAGCCAACGCTTTCTTAAACTCATCGTCGGTAACACCGCGACCAACCAGTTGCGAGGACAACTGCTCGGCCATCATGCGAAGATCTTTCTCGTTGGCAAACGTAGTATTAGTAACAGGGCCAGAGTAACCACTGCCACTGCTATCACCATTACCGGAGTCGCCACCGATAGAACCGCCACTATTAAAAAACTCGTTAGAGGTTTCCTGAAGAACCTCAAAAGGAGACTTCCTGATCCCCCGCGCCGAAGCAGCATACGAAGCATCAATCGCCGTCTTCCACAATCCACGACCAGTCTTACGGTAATCCATTGCTTTTGCTAACGTCTCAATGCTTCTCTTCACCTCAACACTTAAATATCCTTCCGGGTTTTCCCATTCAGATATTGCTTCAGACTTTGAAAGGTTATTAAAACTAACGTTGTCAAGAGGATTAACATTGGGGTTTATGTTTCCTGCAACAAAACCGCCACCAAGATCAGCAGTGTGCCTTTGGTGACCAAAGTTACGCCTTTCATAGTCAGGCATCCAAACGCTAGGTGGCTGACCTTTAGGAACACGGTTTTTTCCAGAGTTGTCGGAACCAACAAAAACATCTTCTTTGTTAGTAAGAGGGTTGCCTTCTACAATATCTTTCGAAGATTCTGGGGGTGTCCAGTCTTTACTTTTTTTTCCGTTACCCTGTAACCCGTCATTACCATCACCACCAATATAAAAAACCATTACCCCGCCTCCAATTCGCTCAAGTCAACCTCGTACTCACTAGCAAAGTAACGCTCCCAAACACCATCAAAGTCAGGGTCAGTAGACAACTCATCTCGAACATAGGCAAGGTACGACATTACAACACCGTCACGATCTTCCTTAGGGTACGTTTCTAACGTTTCCTCTAAAACCTTTCGGGTCTTAATGAAAACACCAAGATTCTGCCAGACAGGATCATCCTTAACCGAAGCCATGAATTTCTTGTTACCTAAAATAACTTCTAGGTATTTAGAGGCAGACTCTGCCCTGTCTTTAATGTTAATGTCGGTTTGAGAAATTTGAAACTGGCGGTTAGTTATGTAGTAATCATCCAACCAGTCCTTGTAAGAATCGGCGTTTGCCTTCAACGCATCACGCGCCGCCTGCCTATCTTCCATGGTTGTTTCTGCCGCATCCCTGATAGTTCTTAACTGAACGGCGTTGGCATCCAAAACAGCCTTACTTCTTTTCACTAAAGCGTAACCCTCATTAACTTTAACTTCCCTTTCAAACTCCTGAGGATTCATTTTAGTTGACATCGGCTCGTCATCACCCGGCAAAGGATTATCTTTCATGTAGTTGTACACATTCTGAGAAAATTCCCCATCTGTACCTACGGCCAGCAAAGTAATCATTTCAACGTTCTTGGGATTAAGAGCAACAAGTTCTTCCGTCAGTTCAGGGTTTTCTTTCCACAACCTCTGGTATGCTTCCTGTGTGCTAGGAACGTAAACTCTGCTCTCAGTTGTGGAATGAGTGTACCATTCAGCCCACTCCCCATACTTAGAAATAAAAGCCAACTCTGCTCTTTCACGACCGTCTTCAGTATCTGGGTATCGTTCCTTTGTGGACCGCAAGCGGTCACGCATGAACTGTCCCGGCACATCAACACGAGTACTAAAAGAATCAGTAAACTTAAAAGCCGCTTTCATTCTAAAGAAGTTGACAGCATCTTCTTTTGCTTTTTTGTAAGAAGGTAAAGTTTCAGGATTGCTCCCATTCTTTTCCCACTGAGCCATGTTGTTAGCATGAATGTTAGTAGAAGCCTTAAGGAAAGACTCGTCATCAAACTGTCTGATAGCAGAAAGCGCACTCTTTTGGTACGTTGAAAACAAGTTACTCAACGGGTTCGCTTGAATACCAAAAGGAAACGTCAACTCGTAAAGGTCGTCTCCCATTATTTTTCTCATGCGCTCATCGTTAACTGGGTTCGCTGCAACAACGGTACTAACAGCCATAGCCGCACCGTAAGACAACGAAGGTGCCCCAACAGCAATAGAGTCCAAGAACTTAACGGGCACCCTGATGCCGTCAGGACGGTCCTCGTTCCTTGAACCCGGAAAAACAAGGTACACCGCGTCAATCAAATTATTGACCTCGTTGCCTTCTTCATCCACACCAAACGTTTGAACACCAGACCCAATAATGTTTCCTGCCTGAATAAGTCTTTCAGGTTCTTTCATGGCAAACCTGCCGTAACGGTACATTGAATTAAACATTGCACCGGGGAAACCTAAAAGAAAACGAGACATGTAAACAGCATTGTTGTAACGACGAATGTTGTAAAAAGTTTTCTCCAACTCGTCAAGGGCCATTCTGTGAGCCGCTTGGCGCATAGGAGGAATGGCTTCAAGGCGAATAGGGACACCATCAACTTCACGGACATCAATCATTCTTTGAAGTTGCATGTTGAATTCTCTGTCATAGAAAGGCCACCGGGCAAGACGGTCTTCAGGGGTAGAAGCAATCCACTGCCAAACTTGATCCCCGGCTTTATTCAGAGCGTTACCCGCTGCTTGAACTGGACCCAGACCTGAAAACTCTAATTCCGCTGAAACAATACGACTAAGATCGGAACGTCCACCCATGGAAGCCTGCAAGTCAGCAGGGCCAAGATCTCTGGCAGCAAGGCGTTTGCGTACGTTCTCGTCAGGTAAGTACTGCTTAACTAATCTGATAACAGTTTGCATTTCATTGGTTGACTCTTCAATGACTCGGGTGCCATTGACGTAGGATGTTCGGGTCTGCAAATATTCTTTGTTCATGGACTTTTGGTAAGCGACACCCTCACGGGACTTAAGCCAAACCATTAACTGTTGGTCTGTTTCCCCCTCAAGAATACGTTGAATAAACTTGTCACCACGAAAGTAGGTATTGGTTGCGTAAGAAAGTTCTTCCCAGTACCCGTCAGAGTTAGGGCTGATGTCTGCAACCTTGCCAGTGCGCGCCCAGTAGCCCTCAAGATTAGCAGCGTTGCTAGAAGGGTCCCAAGTGGCGCGAGCCGTCATCGCCGCTGAAGCCTCAGCACGGTAACCGGCACCCATGTTGTACGCTTCGTTATTGAAAGCCGAAGGAACCCTCACCGCCTGACCGCCAACCATCATGGTTGTGTAGCCGTCACCGGAACCTTCCCAGTTAGGTCTACCGCTAACGTCCTCAATCTTTTTTAATCGTTTACCTATCTTAGGGCTTAACTCAGAAATGCTCTCTTGAACACTTGAAAGTTTTGCTTCCTTTTCGGCAAGGATCTCAAAGACTGACTTGTTGCCGGTGCGTGAAGCAACACTTATTGAAACTAGAATTTCATCCAGCAGTTCAACTGCTTCTTTAATTGTTTCAGGGTTCTTGTGCGTACCTTCTATGCGTTCAAGTGTGACACGATTTCTTTCAATCCGTGTTCTTTGACCGGGAGTAAGAAAGTTATCAATCTCGCCCATAGACATTTCTCTTGGGGGCTTAAGGCCAGAGGCGATCTCTTGCTCACGAGCCAAAGCAATCTGTATGCTTTCTAACTGCTGGTTGATTCTTGAAGCGTTAAAGTCACGCCCTCTTGCGAGGTCTCCACCAAAATCGTTGGCTCCTGTTGGTTCAGTAGGCTTACCTACTACACGACCATTATCAAGAGAACCGTACGATTCAGGAAAAACTTTCCTTGGATGAATAACTCCGGGAACCTTGCGGTCAGGTTCTTTATCTCGAAGCCAACTACCCTTTGCCAGTTTGACAGTAGAAACATTGTCTAAAGATTTAGGAGGAACAGAAACAACACGCATAGGAATGTTGTCAAACCCCGCCGCCTTAGCAGCAAGAAGAGAAATTAAAGAACCATCCTCTAAAGCAAACACGTTCTTTGAAGGGTCCCAAGAAACAATAACAGGCTTAGCCATTGATCCAACGGCTTTGTATTCAGTTCCAAGCAAAGCGATTTGTTCCCGTTGTTCTTTAGTTAACTTGACGTCAGCAAGAAAACGCTCAGCCCAACCAATGTTAGCAAGACCGACAGTGTTTCTGCCTTCGGTACTTAACTTAGGGTGAACAACGTAAGGATCTAAAGGCTCCCTGCGAGGGCGACCTGCTGCTCTTTGCGCCCCAACCGAAGCAACACCTTCGTCATCAAACACCTGCAAAGAAAGTTCTTCCTTGCGATCCGTTAAGATTTCTATTTCTCTACGTAATTGTTCTATGCGAAGATCAGCGTCAAGGCGAGGCTGCCCTGAGATAGAAGCCTGATAAGTGTAGATGCTATCAATTTCGTCTTGAAGTTCTGTCGCGTAAGTAGTGTCTTCACCAGAAATGTATTCGTACTCACGCTTACGGCGAGACAACTCTTCAACAGTTATAGGCTCAGGGATCTGCCGCCAGTCAGGGGCTGCCTCATCCATGCCAATTTCTATTGCTTCTATCTTCCTACGTGCTTCACTCAGACGCGAAGCAACTTCCATTTGCTGCACCTTGGCAAGACCGGGAGAACTCCGACCGGCAATAATTTCTTGCAACTCAGTTGTTAAAAGGTCAACGTCTCTTTGTGTAGTAGTCCTTGCTTGAACAAGTTCACTCATGTTCTTTTTGAGTTCCCTGTTTGTAACTCCCTCAAGGCCCGGAGTTAACTTCTTTACGCGGTCAACAACTTGTGCTCGGTAAACAACTGAACGAACGTTGTTTACACGGTTACGGCCAAAGCGACCCATTGTTGCGTAAGCACCATCGTCAGCAAGAATAGTTCCGTGAGCCAAGAATGACGCACCCCACGGTTCAAGCGCGGCGTTCTTAGGCGTGTAACCTATACGAAACAAAACATCTGTTCTAAAAAATTTCATTCCAGTATCAAAAAGAGAAACGGCACCAACACGCGCTTGACCGGGGAACGTACCCAAAACGCTGCTGTGCATTTTTATCATAGTTTCTACTTCAAGCATATTAAGGGTAGTGAAACTTGTTAAAAACTGTCGCTGCGAAAGCGGATCTATTATCATGCGACCAGCCGATTCATCAAAAACGTAACCCTTGCTTCTGTTAATATCATCGACAGTATCTTTGGTTCTTGCACGAAGACCATTAACAATAGCAAGAACTTTGTCGTAATCAAGACCCTCGTTCAAAGCCAAAACTTTGAGTACTTCGTTTTCCATTTCGAACCAGACTCTTTCAAGGTCGGCGTCGCTGGTAACGTTTTGGATTTTTTGGTACAACCCTTTACGCCAATCAGAAGCGCGAACCTCAACTTCGTCTAAGTTGTTGTCAATAACTTTAATTGTTTTTGTTCCCCGGAACCTAGACACAGAGTTCATCATTGCTTCAAACTCGGTTGACAACTCGTTAGGACGAGCACCCGAACGGCTAACCAACCCAAGGATCTTTCGTCCACCAGCCCACTGCATAAACGAAGTGACAGGCTTACCAAAACTACTATCGCTAGTTACACGAATCCACTTGGGGGCATCAGAGTAATCTGCGTACTGGACGGCATACTGCGCTTTTCTTCCACTGCCCCGAATTTTTTCCACAATGAATCTTTTAGAAGGCATCCAGTCGGATGACCCACGCATTTGACCTGCATCGTCCGTAAACAAGCCCATCAGTTTGCCAAAGTAAACAACTTTGTCTTCTTCACCTCGAAGCAACTGGTTGTCAAAGATTTGGTTGACTTTAGCCAACGCTTCACCAGTAGGGGCGTAGCGGTCACCGTTGACCATGTTAGCCTGAATGTTGCTGTTCATGTCGGCAAGACGCCACACGGCAGGGTCTCCTGCATCAGCGAGTTCTTTTACAGCCAGTTCATCGCCGCGAGAAGCAAGAAGAATATTGTTAACAGTGTTAGGGTCATCTGTCTCTGAAAGAATAGCAGCAAAGTCACGCTTGTTCAGGCTATGCGAAGTAGCAACCATAGGGTTCAAGAGAAGGACTTCAGTTCTAGTTTCGTTGGCAATGTCGAACACCATTTCACCGTAAGTTGTTCGTGAACCCGAATCAATAAGTTCAGCGTCACCTTCCGCACGGACAACAGGGCGAACACTTCTTGTTCCTATCTCCTGAACACCGTCCAAGTCTTCACCTTGGCGGGTCCACCTAGCGTGGTCAACGTAGTCCTGTCGAAGACGGGAAAGGTCTTCGGCTGATTTGATTGTTGTTCCACCAAAAACTTTACCGATAGCAGCCATGCGAGCAATTTTGATTGCTGGGGGTGCAGCAACGTTCAAGGCTCCGTCTGTTACTCCGGTTAAAAGATTAAAAACAGGGTTACTTGAAAGATCAGATAGGTCGTAGTCAGACCAAGGATCGTAATCTTCAATGTCACTAATCATCGAAACGACACTCGAAGGAATTACTGCTTTACCCAAGGAAACATTTTCGCTTCTGTTCCAAGACTTCCTTAAAAGATCCCACTCAAACTTATCTCGTCTTGCCGCAAGAGCAACAGTGGACACTGGACGTGCCACACCGTAAGACCACGCAACGTCAGCAAGAACAAGACCTGCCATTAAAGGTGCGGCAACTATACCTGCCCCGCCACCAAGATTGTTTTTAGCCGCTTTCTTTCTGTACTCTTCTTGAGCCTCTTCGTTCCACCTACCGCCACGGGAAGTAACGTTTAGACCTGAGATGCCAGCACTCATTGGTTGACCCAATGCTCCCTTGCCAAGCGCACCTTTTGCTGCCGCAGCAAAGCGACCAGTCGGGCCAAGTATAGGGTTTTCTGAGAGTTCTTCTTTTACTTGAGATAAGTCTTTCATCTGGCTGTCTACCCAAGTGCTGAGCCAAGATTTGTTTTGAGATGCTTCGGGGTCACGATCTAATCGGTCGCCGGGTTCTGCCATTAGATCACCTCCGTGTTAGTTAAAGATTTAAGGAAAGATCTTAGGTCTTCTTTAGAAGACCAGTCCGAGGACGCTATGCCCCACGCTAAAGTAATTTGGCTGTATCCTAGTTGAGTTGCGGCCTCATTGAAGTAGTCAAGAAAAGAATCTTCTCTCCAAGCAGGCTGCTTACTTGCCATTAAACGTTTCTCAAGAAAGAAACTAAAGCCTTGAAACTGCTAGGCGCGTCAGAGAATGTTGCTGCTTGCATTAAGTCAGGTAGGTATCTTTTAATGTTTTCAAGATCAACATTGTTTTGTTGTCCGTATGTTTGCTTCGGCTCAGGGGCACCAGCGCCAGGACCAAAGTTTGAACCAGAAGTAACAGGTTCTTCGGGACGCTGCGTTTCACTAAACAAAGGAGTGGAACTAGGACCGCCACCCATACCGGCAGAAGGGGCACCCCTGCCTTTAAGTCGTGGGCCTTGCACGTTCGTTGCACTCATAGGTGCAGAAGACTGCATGTCGTTAAAGTCGGCGTTCTCCCCATAGGGCATACCAGTCATTTGAGACATAACCTGTCCGTCGGTACGACGAGACATAGAACCCGGTGCGCTCACGGGTGCAGGGTTACGAGGTGTGCGTGGACCTCCTTGGCCTTCAGCCACTAACCTCACCATCCTCACTCAGTCTAATAACGTACGGGTCAATAAGTTCTTTACTAGGAGTGGGACCGTACTCGTCCTCTTCATCCTCTTCTTCTTCACCATCGAAGTATCCGGTATCGGAA